TGCGGCTTCGATTTCTTTCGCTTTGGCGATTGCCGTTTCCGCATACTCTGCCCACTTGCGGAGGCTTGCAGCTTGGTTCTTACGCTGTCGTTCATTAAGTAAACGCTTCCTTAATCCTACGTGAGATATCTGTCGCCCGGTATTAGCGGTCAACCAATTGGCTACTTCACGGTAGCTATACTGATTTACGTGGCTACGGGCTTTCTCTAGCAAATCCAGTTCAACTGGGATAGGGTCAAGAATGTCGGGGTCTTCTTCGTTGTGCTTGTAACCAAAAGGTACAGTCCTTGCAATGCGTGGTATCTGTACCCATTCGTTCTGTTCTTTAATGTCGGTTGGCTGGGGTAGCTTCCACTTTCCTACACTACGTGTCATCGTTTTTTGCGGTTGTCCGTGCTTCTGACAGGATTAACATAGGCTTTAGTTACGTAACCTCCACTGTTAAAAGCGTATTCTTCTCCAAAGCCTCCCTCAATAGGAAATATTTCAATTACACCTTGAGTGGCTTCTCTTAAGTCTCCAGTCAACCCTTCTTCTTTCATTATCTTTTTTACATTTTTAGAAGATATCTTACCTCTAGCCCAATCGGTAAGCGCACCTTCAACGCGCATATTGTATTCAGCCATTAGTCATCATCCTCCTCAACAACTGCTTTAGGTGGCATAAGCATAACACCACCACTTGCCTCTACCTGCATCTTCTCAGTTTTTACCAGACCTACACGGTCAAGCAGTTCCTTGGCAGCAGACATCTTGTCACGAATACCAAGTTCAGTTGGATCGTACAAAGCATGTGTCATAGCTATAGCAGCCTTTGGAGCATTACGTGCCATGTACATCTGCGTTGCGTCTAGGATTTCTTCTTTTAATCCCTTTACAATGTCTGCTGTACCGCTAGTGTCCGAATACCCTGCCAGCTTCTTGGCAGCTACCATATCACCACCAGCCTCGTCAAAAAGCACAGCGAGAAACTTTTGCTGTTTTTCTGTTAACTGTCTAGCCATTAGAACTCACCATTGTGCATTGCATTAGAAAGTTTAACTGCACGTGATTTTACCTGAATTGCCCACCTGCTGTCAAGCATTTCTTTTGCCGCTACGTCAAATTTATTTTCGTGAATGGCATTCCACATCTTTTTAAACTTACGGAGACGAGGTACACCCATATTAAATGCCATATCCATTACTACAAGCTGACGTACAGCGTCCAAATCCTCTACGCAAGGATGCGCACGGAGGAGTTCTTCTTCGACAATCTGTACGTCATTCTGTGCGAGGTACATAGCGTCAGCTTCAGAGATACCATGCTCATAGACGGCATCCATGCTAGGCATGTCCATCCAGTCAAGTTCTTCCTTTGTGATGCCACGGTCCTCAAGGTTGCGTCCGATACCAATTGTATCAATACCAAGCGTATCCTGATACACCTGCAGCCGCAAGCCTTCGTGTGCGATAAGTTTGTTTACAAAGTTTTCCCGATTGTATTTCATTTCTCGTGTCCCATCCATACTGCAAATGCGCCAGTCATGGCACCTGTAACTACACTAACGAGTGCGGCCTGTTGACTGGTTGGGTCGGGTAAAGTCATAAACCACTCCACTACCCGCCAAGCCGATAGCGACATCCCAAGCATCATCAAGCGGGGAAGTATCTTCCACTTGAGTAGCCGTTCCATTGTTACTTCTGCCACGATTAGTCCTCGCCTGTTCTTCGGTAGTTCTGTCGTGCATATTCCACATCTGCAATAGGACTACCCTTTTCCAAATAACCTAGTAGCACTGCGAACACCAAAGCTGGCAGCAACGATAACACCAAGGCTATACTGATACCATGAAGGCATTGATTGGAGTTGTGCAAATCCATTCGCCACTACTTCTTCCATACCCGGAATGAACGCAAGGATAAGAGGAATGCTAAACAGTATTGTAAGCCACTCGTCTTTCCACGAAGACTTACTTCCTTTAGCCATTTCCAAATCCCAGTCAAGTTCGCCAGTAGCTTTCTTTTCCATGATTGTAGCTTCAGCTTTAGCCCGTGCAACTTTTGCACCAGTCTCTGCTTTAGACTTTTCAACTTTTCCATTTAACCACGTCCCTGCCAGTTCAGCAACTGGCCCTATCAATAAGTTTAGCATTAACCCCTCCGAAACTTTGCAGTCTTCTTTGCGATACCCTTGGGCTGTTTTACAAACTGTTTACCTGCAGCTTTACCCTGTCTCTTTGCCCTAGTTGTAGCAGCATATTCGGATGATGTCAAGGATTTAATTGCCTTATCGGGTAAATACCGTTCACCTGTCTTAGCACTAGGCTTACCTGACTTGGTGCGCCATTTCTGTTTTGTCCAGTTTTTTAGGCTCTGTTGGGATTTTGCAATTGCCATTACTAATTCTGCGACTTTCTGATTGCTTCAAATGTTTCTTGTATGCTAGGTGGCTTGGTATCGTTAGGGTCATACCTACACTGAAACTCACGGGGGAACCATTCGTCCATACGAAAAAACAAAGTGTCCACGGTATTGTTCACACCGTGATAGACGCACACACGCTGGTCCTCTACCTTTGTGCAACCCTTTAGTCGGCAGGTTACGTACTCTGGGTCTGCTGCATTAGCGACTGTACCCTTGAGGAACATCACAAAGGCGTAGAGCAATGCCGAAGCAAGGCATACGACTACAGTCCACGCTACAATCTCTACGAACTTCTGCCTACGTTCACGCTGGCGATAGAGTGTCTCTTTGCGCTGCTTACGTATCTGGCCTTCCATTGCAACAAGTTCATCCCACTTCGACTTGCCCATCGTCAGTGAAATCCACTGCTGCAGTTCGTACCGCTGTGCCTCTGCCTTCTTCTTGTTGGCAAAGGCCATGACAGCCTCTTGTTCTACAGACTGCCCACCAAACAGCTTCTTAAATATTGGAGGGTTCTTAGCTTCTTTCTGCGCTTGGTCTAGGTCACTCAATGCACCCATCCAACGTGACAGGTCACCAGCCATCTGTTCGATGTCACGGCCTACAGCAAAACCTTTTTTGATTGCACCGAAAGCCGCCGATGCTGTCGCCATTGCGCTAATGGGGTCCATTAATATATCCTTACGTTGTCGGGGTTAACGTACTTAGGTACACAGTAAGCTGTCACTCTGTCTTTAGGGTCTAGGTATTCGCTGTACTGATAATTGCCGTATCGTTTTGATGACCTTTCTGCAAAATAGTTACACTCGTTGATATTGCGAAAATACATGTCTTCGCTAATCAACGCACGAAATTCTCCTGTGCCTAGATAAACCAGAAGGAGGAATACATGTTCCATGTCATTTGTAACCACCCCCTGCTTTCTTGTAGGCTGACGCAAGCATCTGGGCTTTACGTGCCGACCACTGTCCGGGTGCGCCACCTTTGCCGCCAGCCTTGATACGGCTGAACTGCTGCTTCCTCATTCCGGGCTTAGTATAGTTGCCAGCTTCATTAACTCTTGATTTGCTCTTAGGCGCACCGCCTTTCGCAAGGCTAACCTTTCCAGTCGGTTTCGCTTTCGTTCTAGCTTGTGCGGTTTTCTTTTTAGCGGGGGCTTTTTTAGAGACACGGGTCATCTCCTATCTCCTTACCTATTTGGGTCGTAAAATTCTTCACACGATGTGGTCACGACTAGCTTGCTTGCCGTACCTGCCGTGCATTTGATGATATCACCTGCATGTAGATACAGAGGTCTGTCTACAGTAAAGATAGACTCATATGACCCACCCGCAATATTGTGAGCAGTCAACAAGTCATATTCTGTGTTATCATCTGCATGAAAAAGGTGTAGGCTCAAAGTCACGTTACCTGTGTGGTTATTACTTACAAACAAATTCTCCAAGTGCGAAGAAAAGTTTGTAGGCACAGTGTACACAGTAGTCTTGTTGGTTGTACCCAACGCCACTACTTCGGTACGGAACTTTGAACCTGTCGCCAGTACGGGCATTACTTGCCACGCTTCTTAGCAGCCATGCCACCACGCATCATCTTTTTCTTTGCTACGGCACCGCCACGCATCATCTTCTTTTTAGCTGCTGTCTTCATCATGCCGCCGCCACGCATCTTTTTCTTCATTACCATTTCTAAGTTTCCTTCTGTCAAGAACTAAGGCTTCATAGGTATCTTCTGGGAAGTGCTTGTAGTAGCCACTCTTCTCCAGACTTAACGCCGCATCATCAAGAAGCGACAGCTTCTGCACAAACACCATGCAGTATTCTAAGTCAGG